TTGAATGACCTTTTCGATCCCGAAGGACCCGTTTTCCGCTTCCCATCGACCAACAAATTCTTTCGCGTTGTACGGATCGAATCCAAAACAACGAACGTCGTACTGCGAAAGCTCGATGAACGCTTCAAGATCGTCGTAGACCTCCATCATGTCGAGAACAGTTCCTTCAAGAACCTGAAGACTTCCCTCGTTGATGAATGTGTCATACTTGATCCGTGCAGCTCCTGGAAGTCGCATCAAAGTCAACGTTGTGATGTAACTTCGTGTCTTTACACCGAACGCCCCGTTCTGAATCGGGAACAAGAATGTAAACGCACAGAAGTCATCGCCTTGCGAAAGGTCAGCACCGAGAGCACATGGCATACCCCAGAATTGACGCTCTCTGTGTGGAAGAGTTTCTTCGTACGTGAAGAAATAAGTGAAACCTTCCATTGGAATTCCAAATCTCTTGGCGAGGATGTCATTTCTGGATGCAGGAGCCTTCTCGGCACGCTCGACATCCAGTTGATACACCTCGTACGAAACCGTCTTGCCAAGATTTGGATTCGCCTTGATCCATGTTGCCGGGTTGGCAACTTCTTCGATCGAGTCAAGCTTGTAGTACCAAATCGAAATGTGAGGAGCCTGGTAATCTCCCCTCAATATGCTGCCGAGTTCCAGTTTGATGGTATCGCCAGACCCATTTCGAATTGTTCCTTCAGAACTGATCGCAATAATGAGATAATCGTCCAACTTTGAAGCACCTTGTTCGATTGCGCCGACGACATCCTCTCGAATATCGCCAGACAACCACTCGTCGATCGTCGACACTTTCGGTCGCAGACCTTGGAGCTTGTTGATGGTCATCGGTCGAACCTCAAGGAGAGAACCCGTGAGAAAGTTCTCGACTCCTTTCTTGGTTGATGCAAGTTTCATTCTGTTGAATCTGTTTCCAGTGGTGTTCTGGAGTGATCCTTCCGTGAGAAACTTGAACAAAGGACCACGAGCCCTTGTGATGGCCGTTCTGAGAGGTGACATGACCTCGTCAGCTTGCTTCATTGTTGGTGCGGTTGTGATCTGATGCGTGGTTGTTGTGTCCACACATACGAAAAACGCTTGAATACAAGCGGCATACATTGATTTTGCAGCGCCACGAGCCACAATCAAGTATTGCTTGGTAATTAGCCGCTTCTTGACAAGGCGCTTCACGTACGCTCTTTTGTCGGGTTCGTACACACTTCGTTCGATGAAGTAGTACCACCCAAAAAGCTCCTCTGCCCACAGCTTGAAGGTGTCAAGTAGATGCAGATCACCACCGTCCGTCAGTGTTAACTCCCACTCACAGAACTTGACAAATCCTTCTACAGCGTTGTCATCGTAGTAAATGTTTGGATTGGCAATGAGTTCGTCAATCCTGTTCATTTCCAACGAAACTTCGTTGCACACAGGAATTTCTCCACGAAGAACGGCTTCTCTGAACTCGCCGTAATATCGTGGTGTTGCAGTGTTCGACAGAGTCATTTCGAGCCTCCGTTATGCGCCAGAAAGTAGCTTTCTTCCTGTGGAAATAGCTGCTTGTCCGGCTGGACTCTTGACGATGTTGTACGCCGTGACAGCGATTCCAACTGTTGCCAGAACTTCCAAAGCCGCTTTCTTTCCCGATTGCACCTTTGTCGGATTCATCTTCTTGAAGTTTTGCTCGAGATTCATCCTCTCATTGGCGAGCTTCAACTGACGATTCGTCAAAGTGTGAACCGGCTTCTTTCGAAGATCGCTGGTTTTCTTGGCGTCCACAGACGCACGAGCCGTACCGACTCCTTTTCGAACTCCCCACTTCATTCCCTTGATCCCGTGGTGCGATAGGAATTCGTCCAACGTTGTCATGCACTCACCCCCTCTGGTGGATTCATCGGGTCGACCGGATCGAGGTCGAATTCTCTGAACGTGTTGAGCCGCCACTCGTACTCCTTGATCTGATCGTTGTATGCAGAGATCAGATACGATGTGCCTGGTGGATCAAACAGCATTCGAACTTTGAGGAACACATATGTCCGGACCAGATTCAACTGATGCATCGGAACATCGGCGAAGTCTTCCCACACCGCAGTGGCGTCCTCGATCATGAACCCTTCGGCCGGACCGATGCCGAGCTGGTACAAGACGTTGAACGTTGCGTTGATGTGCGTGATGATGTCCTGGTCGAAGACTGTGTAGGAATCAGCAACTCCAAGGACTTTCTTTGTGCTGAGCAGAATGCTGTTTTCCATGACGATCCTTTCGTCGTGCTAGAACTGATCTTCTGGTCCTCCAGGGACAAGCTCGTCGGGATCACCCATGTCCAGACCACTTTGGAAACACATGGCCTTGAGGCTTTGCGGATTGTTCTGGAAAATCCGAGGAGTGTCCTTTGGATAGCTGTTCATGACTTCACCGCTGACACTGAGTGCCGGGCCTGCCCCGACCATGAACACGTTGATGTAACCCTTGTTGCGTACGAATCGAAGATTGCTCACTTCGTCATCCTCCTGACCGTTGTTGAGTTTGCCGATTTCTTGCTCGAGAACATCCCAAGGGAAATTCGGACCTGGATCTGTGTGGTTCGACTTTCTCCAAGCCAAACTCACTTGATAGTGGCTGGTGTAGCCCTTGATTCCTTTCGCGAGTTGATCTGCGAATACGAACGAGAGACCCCAAGACTGCCCATCGGCAATCCATTTGTCGTGGATGAACTTTGCGACTCCTCGAATATGGCCATAAGAAAGCGGATCAAGCCACTGTTCTCTCGTCTGATTGGCAAACCCAGGCATACAGACGTGCCACCAATCGCTGTTGCACGGTGGTGCAGAAAATGGTCCAGCAGTTCCATCTGCCATGTCGATGTAACTCCCAGTTCCGTCAGTAACTGCGTGATACCCCGATCCATACAGACCTCCCGAACCATTGGCCCGGTCCCCAGGGCTTTCCAGAAGATTGACCAACGCTTGTGTTGGTCCATCGCCGCTCTCTGCATCATGCACCACGACGCCGTACTTGCGTACCTGTGACGACGGGTTGTACCGATCTGGATGCAAACGAATGGTCATAACGCTCCTTCCTTACCAAAGTCGAGTGTCGCCGATCTTTCTTTCAATGGGCAAACGTCTGAGTAACGATTTGTCCCCGAAGTGAATCGCATTGTGAGTGATCGGCGTGGTGGTTATCAGGAATTCGGGGTCGAGAATCCACTGCTCATTGTAGGTTATGTCGTCTGCGGTCAAGGGATTCACGTGATGAATCAACACTTGACCGTTGATTTCATAGCCAGGAACGGCCAAATCGCAGCCATTGTCTCGAATGATTACCTGTTGACGAACGTTTCTCCATTCGCTAGAATGGTAGAAAGATTGATTGACGTATCGATCAAAGCCGAAAGTGTCACGACCAACTATGCCACCCAGTTTCAAGTAGTCGAATCGCTCCTCAAACGTGGAAAACTTTCGCAATTCACGATAGGTTCTAATCATAGTCATCGTTATACTCCACAGGATCTTGCCCAGAGTAAGTCTTCATGGCATCGAGCGCAGACTGATAGAGTTCTTCTACCTTCTTTGCTGAAGCCAATTGATCGATCTTGGCCTTGAGAAGTTCGTTCTCCCGAGCAAGACGTTCCTGTTCGAGAGTTTCTCTTATAGATCCTTGCTTGAGGAAGTGACTGATGACTTGCGCCGATGCAGTTCCATTCGCCAGTTGCTTTTCAGCCAGGTCAACAGCGAGATTGACCAGTTGACCCTCTCTTCCCTCTGGAGTTGTGGCTGGACGACGCTTACCTTCGTCATTCTTAGACTTTCGTGACGGCATCCAACCTCCTTCCTGCTCACTTCCCCGCCGAAAACATCCTCCCAAAAACTCCCCCGGGGAAATATGAGGGAGGCGGGCGATGCATAGGGGGGGTATTTAGAACGAGACCCCCTCCCCCTAGGCAAAGGGGTCGAGAGATGGTTCAACTTGTTGTTCGGAACCTTCTTTCACTACCTTTCGATAGATTCCCAGAACATTCTCCTTTACAATCTCGTCAATCGCAAATTCGATCGCTCGATCTTGGTCCTCGTCTGACAAATCATCTGAACTGTTGACGATCCTAGCGAGGAAGGAGGGCGTGTGGTAGCCGGCGCGGTCATCAAAGTTGTACCACTCATCGTAGTTAGTGAAGGGATCGTATGGATTGTCAACTGTTGTAAGCATTACAGTAGCCAACTACTTCTCCTTTCACTCTTCACTATGAACTGCTGTGTCTAGTGTTGTCACTGACACACCCAGATGGGAGGCTACTTCTGCTCTAGTGTAGCCGAGATCAAGCATCTCTTTAGCTCTACTAGTCTTAGCAGAAGTCATCAAACGATTCGTCTTAGGTGTAGCGTGTTCACGAACCACCTTAGGATCAGCATGTAGAAGGATCTTCTCTAGGCGGCTATTACTAATTGCACCAGCCTGGATGGCGTTCCATTGTTCATTACTGATGACGATCTTGGTCTTACTGGCACCCGTTCGATTACGGGCTTCTGCAACAGCAAGGTTCTTCACCTTCTTCAGTGTTGCCTTGTCCATGTCTGGTGCATCAGTACGCTTGGCCTTGACTATGGTGCCCGCAATGATCTGGGCTTGTCTTTCAAGGGGGGCGTTTCTTTCAGCAATTTTCAAACTGTGGTCTAGGGCGGTTACTTCTTTCGAATAGACCTTGGCTGCAGAGGGCGAATAAACAGAGGGGGGGGTATTAATTGCAGCTAGTCGAGCCTTGTTGGCAAGAGCCTTCAACTTGTTCGAATGATCTGCATACATCCTCTCTATCGGGGTGCCTGATGAAAGAAGGTGGGCATCTGTTGCTTCTGCCAGCTTGGTACTACGAACAAGGCGGGGTTCTCCAGTACGCTTGTCGACCTTAGTCGATGGTACGAAAACCTTTGCCCCTGTTTGCGCATCTATGGGGCCACCTTGTTTTCTCGACCTGGGGTTTCTCTCTGGAATGAAGATGTCTGATTTGGCGCGTGAGATTATGGTTGATGCGCCACCTTGGGGCTGATATTTCGCCTTCAAACTTCCAATTCCATTGTCGATGTACGATTGCTTGTAATTGAGTTCGTGCTTTTCAGCGTCAATCACAACCATCGAATGTCGAACAGCAGAGGCAATTTCCGAATTTGATGCACCATGAATCGTCATGTCTGTGATGAGGTTTGAAATCTTCCCCATTTCGGTTTGCTTGTTTGACATAACCTTCATACCAGGGTACTTAGGATATGCAAGTTGTGGATCAAAGTTCTTCAAATCCTCCAAAGCAGGTGTAATCTTGATCCGCTTTGAATCATTCGGAATAACCAGAACATGATCCCCATCGAAATCGGCACCAGACAAACGCTGTGCAACACTGCTATGAATTCCAACAGCATCTCTTGCGTTTGCACCAAGAAGCTTTTTCGCTTCTGGATGATTGTTATTGACAACCAATTCTGGAATTTCAAACGTTCCACCATGCGGATGACGAATAAGAACGACAACTGTGCCATTGTCGTAATTTGGCGCAAAGATTTGCGATGGTGGCATTGTGTCTATCGGCAATATGACACTTGTTGACTGACGTGGAAGATTCGCTGCCTTCAAGTGCACAGAAGCAGAATCTGTAGCACCGGCGAACTTCATGAGAAGGTCTTTCCTAACTGTTGGGTTAGTAAGAGACTGAATCTCATCAAAACTGTTCAAACGCGACTCGTAGGTCATGTCCAATTGCGACTTGACCAATTGTGGGCTCTGCTTTGACAACATTTGCGAAGATATGTTGTTCGACCACTTGAACCAATCGCCTTCTTCGTTCACGATGTTCATAGCAGATACGCCAACCTGCTTGCCGTTTGCATCATGAATTGGAAGTTGCCTGATGATGGCGCCGAACGGATTGATCTGATCCGCTTTGTCTTCGCCTATTTCCTTCATTGCATCAAGCTTGTTGCCTGTGTCCTTGCCTTTTGTGTTGAACATCAAGTCCACACCATGAGGAAGATCGTCTTTGTACATGGCCATACCCTTTAGGTAATGACCTTCACCAACCTTGACACGAACTTGGGCATATCGAGAACTCCCAAGTGTTAGATCTGGAACACCGTCTCGAATGTAAATGACGCCATCAGCAGCAGCTCCGCCTTCATCCCCATAACGAACAGCAATTCTCTTCGGATCAACAGAAACGGGAGGCACGATTCTCGAGAAAGTGCGACCACCATCATCCGAATAGTCCGTCACTTGCTGAATCTTGTCACGATTGAGGAAAACGTCTCTTTGTGTCGTTCCTGGAGGAGAGAGAATCTTTCCTTTGGTGTCGTGACCAGTTGTGAGCTGAGGAATCGGAACTT